TACGAAGTAACTAAACAAAACATAAATATACTTGTGTAAGGATTAAACTATGAAAATAAATGATATACTCTCAGAAAAAGATATAAGTGAAGTTCCTGCTGGTGGCCTAGGACAAATGGCCAATAAGCTTGGTGGGAAATTGCTAAACAAGGTACCAGGTGCAGCTGCTAAGTCAAAAGCTGCTAATATGTTAGGTAAAGCTGACTTAGGTGATACTGCAAACAACTTACATAAAGAATTTAATCAGTACTTAGGTCGTAATGCTAAAAAAATGGCACAAGCTACTGGTGAAGACTATGCTGAATTTTTAAAATTTAAAAAACATAAAACATCTGCTGCTATACCTAGCGGAGTATTACAAAAAACACAACTTGACCAATTACTAAACACTGCTTCTAAGGAAGCATTAAATGGTAAAGGCGGTGTTGGACCAAGCGACACAACACCAGGTGCTACTAAGGCTGCTCCAGCAGGTAAACAAAGTGCCGCTGCGCCAGGCGCTGCAAAAGGTCCTGGACCAGGAAAAGTATCAATTCCTCCTAATATTTTAAGTCAAATACAAAAGATGAATCCAACTGAGAAGAAACAATTGGCAGGAATGTTAAAATGAAACTAGCTGAAGTAACACTATACGAAAACAAATCACACAGAATTCTTAAAGAAGGTTGGCACGACCTAACAGAGAGTCAACAAAATGTTCAGATACGGTTTGAAAGAGAATTATTTCCTTTACTAGAACAATATACTAAGCTGTCTGAACAAACTCTTACAAAAGATCAAGTCCTAAGTTTATTTAAAGGCGCTGAAGAAACAGCAATGGCAGGTGGTGATAACACCACTATAGCTGGAAAAGTAGGCAAAGGTGCATTAGCTGCCGCAAAACTTCCAGTAGACATTGCTAAAAAAGTAGATGCAAAAATAAACGAACTCGGGCGTATGGCACAACAAGCTGGTCCTATTAAAAATGCAGATCAAAAATTTGAACAACTTAAAAAGGATATTAAAGCAAAAAATAGCGATAGTAAAATTGTTCAAGGTATTGAAAAAATTAGTGATTGGGCAAAAGAAAATCCTGGAAAAGCTACATTAGCAGTTGGTATACTAACAACAATTGCTGCATTTGCTGGCGGTCCAGCAGGTGGTGCAGCTGCAGGTTTAGTACTTCGTGCATCGAAAGATTTACTACAAGGCGAAAAACTTTCAAATGCAGTTGGTAAGTCAGTTAAAACAGCAGCTTATGGTGCTCTTGCTGGCGCGGCATTTAAATATATCTCAGGTGATATTGTTGACAATATTGCAACTGCACAAACAGCAGAGCTAGACGCTATGGAAGCGGCAATGAAGGCAGAAAATTTTGCAACAGCAAAAGCAGATTTGTTTGCAGATTTGGGCATGGATGTTGATGTACTCGACGGTGCAGTAAAAATGAAACTGTCAGGCAACCTTAATGCATTCTATTATAATTATGATTCAGTAATTCCACCGGATATGATGTCACAGTACAATGCATTAGAATCCGCAGTTAGCGGAGCAAAATCATTTAGTCCTGAGCATTATGCAGCGGCAGGTAAGTTCCATGACTTTATGGGTCAACTAGTTAAGAGTGATAGTGCAAAAGATTTAACAGCAGCATGGAACGCACTTAGTCAAATACCTAAAGACAGTATAGATGTATCTCAGTTAGAGCAAATTATAGCAACTGCAGAAAGCGGAGATGTCCTTCTTAAAAATATGACAGATGCTGGAGGAGCAATTGCAGCAGCGGCACAGGGTGCATTAGCAACAGTAGATGATACTGCTAAAGATGCACAAAAAGCAAAACCTATACCACCTGAAGAAAAGAAACAACTTGAATTAGATCTAAAAGGCGGTGGCGAACAAGGTGATCCAATTGATAAAAACTTTAATAAGAATCAAAAATTAAGTGCTAAAGGTCCAGTAGGAGATAAAGCAGAAGCACAGGATATGTTAGCTAAGTTAGAATTATATCTAGCTGAAGCAGATCCTGCACAAGGTGAACTAGGCTTAGATAACCCAAATACTGCTGGAGCAAAAGCAAAACGTGGATTAGGTAACTTAGCAGGCAAAGTAGGTGGCGCATTCAAAGGAGCTGCAAGTAAAGCTAAAGGTGCAGTAGCAGGCGCGGCTAGCAAAGCTGCCGGTGCAGTAAAACAAGGTGCAAAAGACTTAGGTAATAAAGTTACAGCAAACAAATTAATGAAAGCATGGCAAGGTGCTGGTGAGCCATTAGACACTGGTTCAGTTATGAATATTATGCAAGACGCTGGCATGACAACAGATCAAATTGGGCAAGTTGGTCAATCTGCAAAAATTGATCTAAAGCCAGCAAAAGCTGCAGATGCTTCTCCACAAGTAGATGCTAACAAAGATGGCAACGATGATGCAACTGGTGAGCCAATTAAAGCACCAGCTGATGATACAGTACAAACACCTCCTGCAGCTGTTGATGCAAACAAAGATGGTAACGATGATGCAACTGGCAAACCAATGCCTAAAGCTACCGGAGGAGCAACTCAAGCACCTCCAGCGTCTGGAATTAATATTAAAGCACTTGCTGCTGAAATACAAAAAGCAGGTCCAGAAATTATTGCATTAGTAAAAGTACAATTGGCAGATAAAACACAGCAAGGCACTATGACACCTATGAAGAAAAAAGTTAAAACAGGTGGCAAGGTACCAGGACAAGTTAGTCAAACACCTAACGCTATTAGAAAAAGAAATGCTAGAGCCGCTACTAAACAGCAAGTATCTGCAAGTATTGAAAATGAAGTTAATAGTTTAATTGCTGAATTAGATAGGGTACTACATTAAAAGAAAGGCATTCCGCTTTTCTTAGTTGTTTCGAGATTCTCTTTTACAATATCACTCATTATAGATCGGTCTTCGTAACAAGATGCAAATCCTTCATCTAAAGTTAACCCACCACGCATAAACCAACAAAGTTTCATTATTTCTAACTTTGTTTCTTTTTGTTGGTTTTCCATATGTTTAACTTCTTCTAGGATCTCAGCCACCGACCAAGCTAAAATCCTTATGCGAAAAAATTTGACTGATCAAATGTAATTGGTATTTCCCACTCTTCAGGAGCACCAGCTTCTATATCTTCTGGCGTTGATATTACTTTAATTGGTTCAAGACTAAATTTATCTCTCTGGGATTCAAGATGTTCTGTAACTGTTTTGAAAAATTCTTTATCTGTGTTTGCAATAAATTCATCAATGTGTTTTCTTTCAGTAACAATTGTATCCCCAATTTGAATTTGATGAATACTTTTTGTAAGAATACTAACAGTAAGATTAGTAAGCTTTTTAAAACTTTGATTAAATTTTGCTAACTTTTCGTCATCACCAATTTCAGTGTCATTAACTAGTGCAAAAATTCTTTGCTCTTCAAACGTTGCTAAACTACTTTCTGTAAACTCTTTATATGTTAATGGTCTTAAAGTAATTTCCATATCAAGTAAAGTTAATCTATTATCATAGTCAACAGTTACTAGTTTGTTTAGTAATTGACGTAAATCTACTGCATATGATTTATCTTCACCGGTGCCTGGCTCTTTAGTAGTAATATCCATTTCATCACCGTATGTTGCAATCCTAATAGCTATTAGTGATGCATCCATATCAATTGACGGCATTTGCCAAGGATCAATAATATTAGGAAGACAACTTCTAATCAAATCAACAGTAGCTTGCCCGTTAAGCAATGCGTCCGGAGTTTTCATTGTAAGTTCATCTTTTGCAGTCATAGCAAAAACAGGAATCTCTTTATTGTCAGGCATATTAATAGTGCCATCTTTGTAAAATTTACCCTTACTAGGTAGCGTTATGTATACTTTAGGTTGTCTAAAGTATTTTTGTAGAGGATTAGCTTGACTAAATGCTTTAAGTTCCTCTGATTCTTCTGGATTGAAATCTGCCATGTTGTTCTCCGTATAAATACATTATGTAAATACTTATCTTAATTATTTATATGCGTAGTTAATTCGGAATTGAAATCTTGGCAGAAGAAATAGAAGTCAGTAATGTAGGCGGCAATGGTGTAGCAAGTGAAGCAACTTTGGCTAAACTAGTCGTTACGATTGAAGCATGGGCAAAGAAAAACGGCGTTGATCCAAAAGCTGAAGCTGCCAAATTACAAAAGCTTCATAATGAGGCAATAAAGAGCGGCATCACTACATATGATAATTCAGATGCAGCACAAAAGAAAAACGTTAAATCTGTAGGTAAAGCTTCAAAAGCTGCTGATGCTTTTGCTAGTCGTCTAGGCGGAGCAATGATGGGTGCTCTTGGAGCAGCAGCCGGCGCTATCAAAGGACTTGGAAACGAACTTCTGCAAGGTGGCGATAACTTTAGCGACTTTACTAAACATATTCCTATTGTTGGTTCTTTATTAGGACCTCTTGCAGGGTTAATTGATAACAGTATTGAAAGCTTTAGACAGTTATCTACAGTTGGTGGTGCTATAGGTAATGACATAACAAAGGTTAGACGTGCGGCTGCGGACATGGAACTTAACATGGACGAGTACACCCAACTTATTATTAACAACAGTGACGCATTTAGGGTACTAGGTGGAAACGTACAAAATGGTCAAATGCGTTTTGCTGAAATGAATAAAAATTTAAAAGCATCAGGTAGCTTTGCCGAACTAAAGAATTTAGGTTTTACTATCATGGATGTCAACGAAGGCATGGCTGAGTATATTACCTTACAAAGAAATTCAGGAAGACTAGAAGGCAAGTCAACTGAAACATTAGCTAAAGGATCTGCCAACTACTTAAAACAGATTGATCTACTAGCAAGAGCTACAGGTAAGTCACGTAAAGAAGTTGAAGCTTCACTTCAAGCACAAGCTACCGACGCTGGCATCAGGGGATTGTTAGATGCATTTAGAGATGCATCAGGAAATCTTAGCGAAGAAGGATTAAATTTACAAGCTTCATTAGCTTTAATTGATCAATACGCAGGATCATCTGGAACAGCATTTAAAGAATTACTAATGGGACTACCTCAATCTGATGTTACTGCTGAATTTTTAGCAGGTCTAGGAGAAGCTGGTCCTGCTATCCAAGCAGCTTTAGTAAAAGTTGGAGAAGGTGCTGATCCACAAGTATTAATAGATGCTATGGCTAATGCCGGCGGCGCACTTGAAAAATTTGCTGCAATAAACACAGGTAAAGGTGCAGTTGCTGACGCAAAAGCTAGAGCAATTTTTATTACAGGCTTAAGAAAGACTAACCCTTCACTAGCAGACTTTTTAGATATGTCTACTAAACTTACCGCTGTTAAAAATGTTAATATAAAAGATCTAAAAGCTCAACAAAAAATAACAAATGATGGCACAAAAAATATGCTAACATTTGATGATACAATAAAGAGTATAAGATCAGTTATTCAAACAGCATTAATAGATAGCGGGTTGTTTGAAACACTAGGAGATGCATTTGGAGGATTAAACGACACTGTTGGAGATCCTAAATTTAAGCAAGCTATACAAGATCTTGCTGATGCGTTTACTTCAAAAACAAAAGAGTTTATAGCTTTATTTAAAGAAGGTGGATTTAAAGCTGTATTTGATAACGCAATATCTGGGTTAGGTAGCATACTTGGAGATGCATTTATAAGTGTAGTTACAAATCCAAAAGTTATACTAGGAATAGCAGGAGCTTTTGCAGCATTATTTGCATTAAAAGCAGTATCAGGAGCATTTACTAGTGGCATTGGCAAACTGTTTGGTGGCGGTGGTGGCGGTGGCGGAAGCAGCAAAGGTGGAGGCGGCAAAGGTGGCGGCGCAGGCGGCAAAATAGGTAAGAATGTTGGCGGATTTGTTGGCGGACTTGCTGAAGGTGTAATGAAAGGTGCGGCAGCTGGAATAAGAGCATTTGCACATCCAATGGTTCCAGTTGGAGCATTAGCAATAGGTGCAGCAATAGCAGCAATTGGCGCTGGTATAGCAGGCGCAGCTTGGATATTGGGTAAATCATTACCAACATTTGTAGAAGGGTTATCTTCTTTTGAAAGTATTGATGGAGCTAAACTAGGAGCTGCCGCTGTTGGAATGGTTAAGCTTTCAGGAGCAATGGCAGCATTCGGTGCAGGCACAGCAGTAGCAGGACTAGGCTCAATGGTTGGCGGTATTACAGGAGCTATTGGTAAACTATTTGGAGCAGATGATCCACTAGCACAATTAGAAAAATTCAGTGCAGCTAAGATTGATGGCGCACAAGTTAAAACAAATGCAGATGCTATGATGGCATTTCAAACAGCAATGACAGCAGCCGCTGGAGGCACAGCAGCCAAAGGCCTTGGAGACATGGTTGGAGGTATTGCAGGAGGCATCGGTAAACTATTTGGAGCAGATGATCCGCTAAAGAATTTAGAAAAATTCAGTGCAGCTAAGATTGATGGAACACAAGTTAAGACTAATGCAGAAGCATTAATAGCATTTAGTACTGCTATGGCCGCATCTGGTGGAGCAAAAGCTGTAACAGGTCTTGGAGACATGGTTGGAGGTATTGCAGGAGGCATTGGTAAACTATTTGGAGCAGATGATACATTAACTAATTTAAAAACGTTTGGAGATACTAAAGTTGATAGTGTCCAAGTTAAAGCAAATGCTGAAGCAATGGCAAACTATGCTGACGCTATGAAATCAGTTGCTCCAGGAGCAGTAGCAGGTCTTGGAGAACTTGTTGGAAATATTGCAGGCGGAATTGGAAAACTATTTGGTGTTGGCGATCCTACAAAAGATTTAGAAAAATTTAGTAAATTATCAATTGACGGCGCAAAAGTTACAGCTAATGCAGGAGCTATGGTAGCATTTGGTGATGCAATGACAGCACTGCCTACTACTATGCCAGGCGATGGAGTGTTTACTTCTTTTGGTAAAGCTATTGCTGGATTCTTTGGTGCTGATACTCCTTTTGATCAACTATCAGAATTTGGTAACCTAACAGTTAACGCTGCAGGAGTTAAAACAAATTCAGAAGCTATGATGAATTTTGCTGCAGCATTGACAGCTATGCCAACTAGTGAAATGGGTACACTAAATTTACCATCAAAGTTTGTTTCTAGATTACAAAAGATGTCAGAAATTGATGGTGCAGCTTTAAAAACTGTTGTAGCAGAACTTTCAACATTATCCGCTATACCAAATTTAAAAGTTAATTTAGATGCTCTAAAAGATGTAGGCAAAAGTAAATCAGACATTGAAGAATTAGCAGAAGCTCTTGAAACCTTAGTTGACCAAATGAAAGAAGTAAATAAAAATTCAATATCAGCATCAACATCAGCTGCTGGAGGAGTCGGATCAGGTGGCGGTAATGGTGGGAATCAGTTAAATACTACTATGCAAGGAATACTGACTAAGCTTGATAAGTTGGGAATTTTAGAAGACATTGAAAAGAATACAAAGTACACAGGTACAAATGTATTTAACTTAGCGGAAAGATTATAATATGAGTTGGAAAAAATACTTTACTCCAATCCCGACAGGGGATAATGCAAGCGGTAGTTATAGTCCGTTTACTGCACGTAGCAGTGGAAACCTTGCAGGCCCAGCTAAATCTAATTACTCAAGTTACTTGCCAGATGTATACGTTGGTAGTCCTAATCGTGTTGAACGCTACGGACAATATAATCAAATGGATCAAGATAGTGAAGTTAATGCTGCACTTGATATCCTTGCTGAGTTTTGTACACAAAAAAATCAAGGTAACAACACTCCGTTTATTGTTGACTATAAAAATAAAGCTACAAATAGCGAAATAAAAATTATTGGCCAGTATTTGTTACAATGGGCAAAATTACAAAACTTTGAAACTAAGATGTTCCGTACAGTAAGAAATGTATTTAAATATGGAGATCAGTTTTTTGTAAGAGATCCAGAAACTAAAAAATGGTTTCATGTTGATCCTGCAAACGTAGTACGTATTATTGTTAATGAGTCAGAAGGCAAAACTCCTGAGCAATATGTAATTAAAAATATTAATTTTAATTTTAGAGATGGCATTGCAACTACTCCGTTTCAAACAAATGGAAATATTGGAAATGCTGGATCTAGTCCTGGAAGTACACTTAGTGGCGGAAGAGGACAAATTGGACAACCTAATGCATCAGCCAGCGGAAGTAGATTTACTACTGATGACGGTGAACTTACTATAGATGCAAAACATGTTGTGCATTTAAGCCTATCAGAAGGGTTAGATAACAATTATCCTTTTGGTAATTCATTACTAGAAACAATTTTTAAAGTTTACAAGCAAAAAGAATTACTTGAAGATGCGATTATTATATATCGTGTACAACGAGCACCAGAAAGAAGAGTATTCTATGTTGATGTGGGTAACATGCCATCACACCTTGCTATGCAATTTGTAGAACGTGTTAAGACGGAAATACATCAAAGACGTATACCATCGCAGACTGGGGGCGGAACTAATGTCATAGACAGCTCATACAACCCTTTGTCAATTAACGAAGATTACTTTTTTCCACAAACTGCTGAAGGTAGAGGATCAAAAGTTGAAACACTGCCAGGCGGAACTAACTTAGGCGAAATTGATGACCTTAGATATTTTACTAATAAGCTCGTACGTGGTTTACGAATCCCTAGCAGCTATCTACCAACCGGGGCTGACGACAGTTCTTCTCAATACAATGATGGACGAGTCGGCACAGCATACATACAAGAACTAAGATTTAACACCTACTGTGAACGTTTACAAAATTTAATGGTTGAAGAGTTTGATCAGGAGTTTAAACGTTACTTGCTTGAAAGAGGTATTAATATAGATACTTCTATGTTTGATCTTAAATTTCAACCGCCACAAAACTTTGCAAGTTATAGACAAGCAGAAATTGACAACGCTCGTGTACCAACATACTCACAAATGGCAGCTATACCTTATATGTCAAATAGATTTGCACTTAAACGTTTCTTAGGTATGTCAGATGAAGAGCTTGCAGAAAATGAAAGATTATGGCGCGAAGAAAATGACGAAACTTTAGATCCAATTCCAGGTGAAGCTGGAGCTGAAATGAGAGATGCTGGAATTAGTCCAGCAACTATGGGCGGCGATATGGGCGGCCTAGAAGACGAAGTCCCAGATGATGGTGCTGCACCATTAGACGGAGGTGCAGGAGAAGCTCCTGCAACAGTAACGGGTGACGAATTAGGTTCACCAGCAACAACGGACCAAACGGTATAAATACTAACATGATACTACGTGAATTATTTTATTTTGATAAAGAAACAGTTGAGCCTATAGAGGATAAACGCTATGAGGCAGACTACGACGACTCCCCTATGAAAAAATCTGATACACGAAAGACTCGATTAAAATTGTTTCAAATTAATAGGATACGAAAGTCATCTGAATTACATCAAGAAGAATCTAAGAAAGAATTAGAATTTGTAAAACAAATGTATGGCATTGCTGCCAACTCCGAAACTGTTTAAAAGTACGATGAATGAAAAAGTATATTGCTGGCGAGTCTAAAGAGCAACGCAAAGCTCGAAAGAATAAATCTAAAAATAAGAAACATCCTGTTATATTGCAATCTCAACCTGAGGTTGTTGTTACTCCTCCAAAGAATAAAAATATTGCGTTTGTAATTGGAAACGGAACTAGTAGGACCCCAATAAACTTACATAGTTTAAAACCATTAGGTAAAATATATGGTTGTAATGCAATATATAGAGATTTTATGCCAGATGCTTTAGTAGCAGTAGATACTAAAATGGTTTTAGAACTTAATAAAGCAGGCATACAACATAAAGTTGAAACATGGACAAATCCTAATAGGGCATACACTGAGATGACAGGATTTAACTTTTTTCAACCATCAAAAGGATGGAGTAGTGGACCAACAGCATTATGGTTAGCATCTGATATGACAACTCATGATACTGTCTATATATTAGGATTTGATTTTGAAGGAACAGGCACATTAGTTAACAACATATATGCAGGCACACAAAATTACAAGGCAGCTACAGAAAAGGCAACATTTTACGGAAATTGGCTTAAACAAACAATGATTACTTGTCAAAATAATCCACAAAAGAGATATATAAGAGTGTTAGGGGAAGACTTTTTTACTCCTCCTGAGCTATCGAATATAGACAATGTAACTACTATGCACATAAGGGATTTCAAAAATTCTTTCAATATCTAGTAAAAAAAGCAAAATGGCTCGTTTTGAGCCTATATGTACCCACATTTCTGCAAATAAAGTAAATATATTATGACAGCCCATACCCATTCGGTATGTACAATTATTATAGGAGAGTAAAATGGCAGATCGCAATAAATTCGAACAAATGCTAGAACTACTTGTCAACGAAGACAAGGCAGCGGCAGAAAAATTATTCCACGAAATAGTGGTAGAAAAATCAAGAGACATTTATGAAGGTCTTTTAGAAGACGACAAAGATGTCGACGAAGCTACTGATGAAGAAGTTGATGAAGCTTCCGATGAAGAAGTAGACGAAACTACTGATGAAGAAGTTGATGAAGCTTCCGACGAAGAAGTAGACGAAGCTACTGATGAAGAAGTAGAAGAAAACTTTAACTTAGATGAATTTGAAGTTGAAGCTGATCCAGCTGATATGGGCGGAGATGCAACTGATGACATGATGTCAGATCTTGGCATGGACGACGAAGGCGGAGAAGGCGATGACGATATGGGCGATGCAGAAGATGATGCAGGCGTTGAAGATCGTGTAGAAGACTTAGAAGACGCACTAGACGACTTAAAAGCTGAATTTGAAAAAATGATGGCTGGCGATGACGAAGGCGAAGACGACATGGGTGGTGATGAGCCAGACATGGATGCAGATGACGGCGAAGAAGAGCCTGAAGAAGCATTTGCTTTTGAAACATCAGATGAAGAAGTAGACGAAGCATCAGATGAAGAAGTAGACGAAGCATCAGATGAAGAAGTTAAAGAGAAAACAAAGAAAACAGCTGGAGAAGAAATGCGTGAATACGTAGAGAAAGTTTCAGCTAAAATGGGTGACAATGGAGCAAATACAAAAAGCTCTATAGCTAACCCAAATAATATGGGCGGCACTGCTGGTAATTTGAACCAAGGTTCAGAAGAAAATGGTGGCGATCATACTGGTCTAGGTGACGCAAGTCCAAAAGACCAAGACGGCGGCAATATTAATGTACCAGGCGGGAAGGCTTCTAAATCATTAAAAGCACAACCAGGGCATGGCGCAGAGAAAAAAGGCAAGCCAGAAGCAGCAGCTGATAAGAAATCACTTATCGGTGGCAAGTAAGTTAAGGAAGACTAGATGAACTACTTACGAGAGAACTTGACATTCGACCAGTCCGGAATAGTACTTGAGAATACTAACGAGGGTAAAGACCTTTATATGAAAGGTATCATTATCCAAGGTGGTATTCGGAACGCTAATCAACGAGTGTATCCTGTATCCGAAATAGGCAGGGCTGTCAAAACTCTCAACGATCAAGTGTCTGGAGGATATTCAGTTCTCGGAGAAGTTGATCATCCAGAAGGTCTTAACATAAACATTGACCGTGTAAGCCATATGATAACTGAATGTTGGATGGATGGCGATAACGGTTATGGAAAACTAAAAGTATTACCAACTCCTATGGGGAACTTAGTTAAAACAATGCTTGAAGCAGGTGTTAAACTAGGTGTTTCCAGTAGGGGCTCTGGTAATGTTAGCGAAGATGGAAGCGGAAACGTTTCCGACTTTGAAATAATCACTGTGGACGTTGTGGCTCAGCCCAGCGCCCCCGGTGCATATCCAACACCAATATACGAACATTTAATGAATGC